CGAATCCTGCTCCCACACCCTGCGGGCAATGAAAACCGCCTCATGCAGTGCTTTCTGGGACTCTTCCAATGCAGTCTTTACATCGTCCACCGTGTACCCGTCACCTCGTGCGGACACACTTCCGGCACTCTTTTCCGCCGGATTGTTGCGCTTTCCGTTCACGTTACGATGCCTTTGGCCCGATACGAAAAGGGCGTACTTCCGGCATACTCGGGAAATACGCACCTTTCCGACAGATACGAAAAAGGCAGGCGCCGGCACTTGTCAGAGCGTCGGGCCTGCCGCTATCTGTGTATTTCGGGCAGAGTTTTCTGTTCTGGGTCGGACGTTATGCCGCCTTTTTCTCGCTTGCGGGTTCGGGCATTTCCGCCGTCTCGGTCGTGGCAGTCTTGGCAGTCTTGGCGGACTTTTCGGCCTTTTCAAGTCCCGCAAGGTTCGGGGCAAAGTTCATGGCATCACGGATTGCCTTTGCCGCCGCATGGATAGTCTTGGCAAAGTCGCGGCTCGACTTTTCGAGGTCTACTTTGGTCGGCACCAGTCCGATACGTGCCCACACACTGTCGGTCAGGTCGTAACGCTTGATGCGGTTGTTACTCTTGTCGCAGATGATAATCTCCGCCGGAGTTGTGGCACGGAATTTCGAGCGGATACCGTCAGCGTCCGCACGCAGTTTCTTTTCCTCCGCAATGGTGTGCCACATCGTTGCGACCATGTTTTTGATGACACGGAAAATCTCGTTGTCCGATTTGTCGGCAGGCTCGAAATCCTTGCCGAAGAAGTGCTGGGCGGTTTGCACCGTCTCGCCGTCCCTGTTGGTCGAGTTGTAAACCAACATAATACCTGCAAACGTACCGATGTTTGCATACTGTTCCTTGTTCAATTTAGAAGTTGCCATAATGATAAAATTTTAGAAACTCTGCGCAAAATCACGCATTGCGGGCACTCCGGAGTCGAACCGGAGACCTCACGCAATAGCGCAAGGCGTGGCAAGCCGTAGCCACGTGCCCAAATTTACCGTGCATTTCACCCTGCACGGCAAATTTTTTCGTAACTTTGTCGCACCTTATAACGTACCATATAACAGGCTATCCAAATGAGCGTATTTTCGGCATATCGTGTTTCTGCGTACTCACGCTTCACCGTGTCGTCGCGCTGTGCCTGCGTACTCCAATTTCGGCAGGGCGTTTCTTTGGCACGTCCCGGATCTTTTCCAATCCGGCAGCTAACTGGCAAGCGGTCGCGGCTGGTGATTATGGGCATAACATTGGCAATGCTCTTTTCTCAAGCTCCCGTGCGGATAGTTTTTACCGCATAGCGATTTTTATCTCCGAGCGCACAAGGGCGCAATTATGGCATTATTTTATCGCCTCTCTTTTCCATACGACTCTCACCCTCCCAAAATCACGGGTTTTGCGTATGCGGACTAAAAACACGTTTTTAGACCGTTCCAATTTGCTACATTGGTTTGTAGTCCCGCGCGGTGTGGTTATTTGACACCCTCTTTAATCGTTCCAAAACGAACGGGCGAATTTTCGTTTGTCCGAGCCACGAAAATAGGTTTCCCACAAAAAAGGCTCTTTGTTTCTCGCTCTTGCGGATTGGTTTGTCTGTTTCTTTTTTCTGTTTTGTTTTTACTTGTTTTTTTATTCGTTTTTTCCGTACCTGTTGGCCGTTGTTGTTTGGCTTTCGAGTACACTGCATTATAAAACCGTTTTTTCATTCTCCAAAACTTTTTCGAAAAAAAATTTTTGGAATGACTTGAAAAATTCTTTTTCCAGATATGGAACGCACGCGCGCGAGGGATGCTTCTAAATAGTTGAATGTCAATATTTTGTAAAAAAGCAAAAAATTTTTTTCTCTTTGCAAAAATCAAAAAAGCACCGTTTCAACGCATGTAATAATCTGAAATCTTGCATAAATGACTGTTTTACAGATTGTTGCAGGTTCAATTTAATTTTAATAAGGTATTTAATGGAAAAATATTTTTTTCGACTTTCAATCTGTAAGCATCAAAAGCAAAAAGGGCTGTTTTGGTTTACTTTTGGATAAAGTAAACATACCAAACTATTGATATTCAACGGTGTAATAAATTAAAAAAAGATTGGGGAGGGTATCCGCCCAGGTGCGGATTCGGCATCTCTCCTCGGCCCATTTTTCCAAGTCCGACTTTTGAAAACGGTCTAAAATGGCCATTTTTAGATAATATTGTAAGTAGACCTCAAAAAATATATGGTTGGACGGGGGTCAGATTCAGCCTGACCGACCTGTAGAAAGTGTGTGCGAGACGAGTGCTGACAAGCAAGCGGCTGGAAAGTACAGCAAAGTTACAAATTGTAGGCATATACAGACTTTCAAGGATTTTATGCGGATTTCGCTATTACGGGAGTTCATATGATGGTACTTTATATACAGCGTCATTGTTCGCTCCTGGACTGCGTTCGTACCACTTGTTCAGGTTTTATTTTCCGGGAATCACTGGCAGTCAGGAAACAGCGTTTTTATTCAGTCCATATACCAGATACAATAATTTGTTTATGAATATAGTAAGAAATATATAGACACGGCAATATGCGTCCGAATCTTACATATTTGTTTATTTTTTACTATTTTATAAGAAAAGGCGCAGTTTATCGAATCTTCTTATCCTATCTTTGTGAGATATATTGTATATTTGTCTTACGCAGCCATATCCTATATATATGTATATATGATTTTCGCAACGCGGGGGATAATAAACTGAAAGTTGTATGAAGCGCAACGAGATTCAAATCAATCAGCCGGAAGAGGGCCAATCCTCAGGTTCCGGCATACGAAAAGGTTTGGCGGCTGCCAACATGAAAACCGGGGAATTTGGAGTGGTGAGCCGCGTGGGAAATGATTGTGTGGTAATGCCGATACGTTGCACAGTCGATGGAACCCTCTGCCAGGAGGAAGTAGTAATGCCAGAGTCAGACTGCTGTCCGGCCAGTTCAGAACAGAAGAAAGTCCTCCAACGCCTGTTCAATGGCAGCCGGCTTTGCTGGGACCCGCGTAAGGCAGTTGTAAGGGAGAATGGTTTCCTGCCTGCCGATGGAGAACGGATCCGCATCAGCGTGCTGGGTGAACCTGTTGCTACAGGGATTTTCAGGCATGTTGACGGACAGGGCCGGGCTGTGTTCTATTGTCTGCTGATGGAGAACGGCTCTCTTCGATGTAATGCATCAGAGATTTTGGGAGCAGTCCATGATTATCAGTTTCAGCCGATCGGCTCGACCGCACGCAACAAGCTCTCCAAAGCTATGGAAGCTGCTCATGTCGTATGGAACGGTCACCTGCGCTGCTTCGAGTTGAACAAAATCTCTCCGGAGCGCCGGGAATTCTATTACTATTTGGACGAGTATTTCCAAATCCGCAGGGTACAGGATACCTACAAGCCCCGCGACCGCAAACGCAAGGCTGCGGGCAACTATTTCGCTACTGTCGAGGAGGTGCGTGGCATCCAGGAATGCTATCTGGCGATTCTGCGGATGCATCATGGAGCCATCCGCAGAAAAGGAGACAGGAAAAAGGGACAAGGTGAATAAAAAGGGTCCTTTCATTCATTATTTTTTTCAACTGGGGAAAGAGGTTCTCTTTGTTTGAATCTTTTCAAAACGGTCTCTTGGGTAAAAAAGAAAAATCTTAAAAAAAACAGACGGCACAAGCCGTCTGTTAGTTATAGGGGTTCTTTTTTGTTTACTTTTTTCTTCCAAGAAAAAAGTTGTCTTTTATCTACTATATAATACATATAGTATTGTTGATACATTTGTAACAATCCGATTGAAACATTTGTAGCAATCCCATGGTACAAAAGTAGCATTATACCGACATCTACACCCCCTTTCCCAGTTCTTCAATCTCTTTATCCGAAATGGAGAGAATATTTCTCTCCATCGAGACAAAAAGCTGTCGGCCGACGGTTCGCGCGTCGAGTGCTGAGGCGGGCGCATTGAGGATCGTGATGAGCCGTTCATAAGCCCTTCCGTCCCAAAGATAATCGTACATACCCTTGAGCGGAACCCGTTTAAGAAGCCCCAACGCCGTCATCCGCCTGACACACCGGTCGAACAGGCGTGATCCGATGCCGGTATTGGCCATGTGTGTCTTTTTGCTCCGAAGCGTATCGAATCCTTTGCCGCGCAGTCGGGACAGGTCGGCCATGTAAAGCATGAAAACAATCTCTTCAGGCTCAAAGACCCCCAGCAACCGGCTGTAACATTTGAAAAACGGCACACCTTGCGATGCGCCGTTTTTTCTGTTCCTACTTTTCCCCATCGTCTCCTCCTTTCGTAAGCGGCGACTCCGTCTCTTCGTCCTGGATGGCATCGTTGAGATAACAATGCTGGATTTTACGGTTGATCATCGGTTTGTAGACTCTGTAGCCCAGCTTTTTCGCATATCGTCCGACGGAGACCCGGTTGACTACTTTCCCGGTGGTCTCGGAGAGGTATCTGGCCATCTCCTCGTAAGTCATTCTTCTTTTGAGTTTCATTCTTTCGGCATTTATGGTTCTCAGGTTAAGAGTAGAGCCAATCAATGCCAATGGTTTGCAATTAAGATGAATTAAACACAGGGCGGTACCGGGTAGCATGAGACGAGGAATTAACTGGATTATGGTCTGCCACCCGGAACCGCCGAAGTTATTTTGCCATCAGAGCGGTTATCCTGTCGATAGTCGGCCGGTTTGTTTCGTCCAGCCATTCTCTAGCCACATTCCATGAGAGGGACTTGCCGAACTTGAAGTTCTCCATTGTGATGGTATGGTGCGAGAGCCTTCCTTCCGTGGGTTTGAGTCCCCGATCATGGAGCTCGCACAAACCGTCGTGGTAGAACGTGCAGAAGCCGTTGTCCTCACGAATAGCCTGTACCATGGGCACCAAGTAAGGCAACCTGCCCATGACGAGCCCTACACCCCATAAGGTAGGCGCCAATCGATCCGTGTAGCCGGCCTCAATGAGACGAAGAATGTCGTCGGGGGTACCCAGACAAGGCGTGCGGCACTGGTTGCGGCATTTCTCGCACTTGCAGGAAACGGGCTTGCGCCCGGTCTTGCGGATGATGCGTTGTAAGGCTTTCTCCATAGTCACTGATATTCTGGGTGTATTCTTTTCCACAACTCAATGATACATTCACGTCCTACCTGTGTCCACCGTTTGGCTGAACCGAAGGTGAACACTTTCCCTTGTGCGTTCTCCCAGGTATAGGGAACATCGCATTGCCATGCCCTGTACGCCGGGAAGACCAGCCATTGGTGCTTCTGGTACTTGCAGATGCCTTGTTCGAGCAGGAACTGGTGCAGGCTGCGCGGCGAGATATTGAGTTCGTCGGCAATGCGTGTGCTTCGGAACCACTCCCTGTTTTCGATGAAATCATCGTAGAAGGCCACTTTGGGAATGAAATCCCGGATAACCTTCCTGTGTTCCTCGATCATGGCAAGAGCCGTATCCATATCCGTGGGCAGCGGCTGGTCCAGACAGCGAATCTCAAGGCTTTTGTATTCCCTCCTCCGCACGGGACGCGGAGCTATGTCCGCCGTAAGCCGTTCAATCTGCTGTGCACACCAGTCGGCCAATCCCGAGTCGGGCGCTATCCAGCGGGCCAGAGGAACCACTAACGGTGATTCAATCCATGTGGCACCCTTGCCACGTCCGCGAGTCGTAAAGATTTGGAATTCGTAACGGTCAGTTTGTCCGCTGCGGGCCATCTCACGCCGCAGGGAATCCGTAGCTGTAATTCGCAGCCACTCGGAGGGTATTTTCCCGAAATGCATCGTGATCTGCGTGGCATTCACCATCAGTTTGTTGCCCATCTTGCGGAAAGTGACTGGAAAATCCGCTTCGTAGCTCAGCACAAAGTCCCGCTGCCCGTGTGCGTGCATATCTCCGGCTTCCAGTTCCAACAACTGGTTTCCCCAGACCTCCAGCTCATCAATGAGGTCTCGGGGTAGGATACTGTCCTTGCGGACCAATTGCAGGAGCCGTCTCATGTCCGCGGGTCGGAACCCCCAGAGTTCGCGGCCGTTGGCGCGGAAGGGAAGCCGCAGGGCCGAGGGGCATATTTCGGTAATCGTCCCTTTCTTAATCAGTTCATCCCGCTTGAGGACCTCACATACATCGCTTGCACAGATGTGCACTTGTCCGTTATGACTCCGCGACACCCGTATGCTCCACTCGCGGAACGGCACGTTCCTATATTCTTTCATGAATTTTTGTCTTCGTTGGTATTTCTGTTTTCCTGTTTGCCTTTCTTTTCGCGCAATGTCCGCTTGTGCGCCATTTGCCGGACCGAGTAATAGGTCCGCTTCTCTCCACACAGGGAATCGTAATCTTGAAGTTGGAGAGTTCCCAGGTCCTGCAACTCGATTTCCACATTCGGGTGCAGGTGTCGGAAATAGAACCCTCCGCTACAGATGTATTTACCGGTGCAACAAAAAGAAATTGCCTGCAAGTTGCCTTTTGTCAGTTCGGCCGCACTATGAAGCGAGCGCGTGATGGCAACGAGAATCTGTGCTCCGTTGAAGATGAGCACCATCTTTGGTCGTTTAAAATTACTGCGTCTCATGATGTTCTAAAATTTGCGTTAATGTCGAGTAGGTCGGCATCCTTGCGGATGCTTTCCCCTCTAAGAACCGTACATGATACTTTCGCATCATACGGCTCAAGCAACTCAAAGTTTCTGTTATGAAACCGGCTCATATTCTTCTTTGTTAAAGGGTTTGACATTAAACCTGCCGCAGTGGTTATGCACAAGCGTTCGCTCGGCATGTCCGTTTACCGTTTTCTCAGAAACCCTCCAAGGGGTATTCCGGGTTATGGGTTCCCCGCAGCAGGGACATCTGCGCTGTTGGCGTTTCCAGATTCGGACAATCGTGTTTCTGCCTCTCGCAGACTGGAGCATCAAGCGGGTTTCCCGCCTCTCGAAATACTCCCGCCATTCCGGATCATAGGGATTGGCATCGCATTTCAGCTTTGCATAACGGGTAATTTTAGTATCCGTCAGCCACTTGATCGGAAACAGTTCCATTCTGCCCTCCTTGTCGAAAGGTGCGGCAAAAACCCATGTCCTGCCCCGGTGTCTGTGGAAATACTTTTCGACTACCCACCATTTCCCTTTCGCCGGATGTCGCCGGAGCGACCATTGCAAAAGTTTCTGGTAGATGTGGAAGTCCATCTTCTGGAAAATCCTGCCTGACACGACGTGTTGGTAATAGTTCGCCCACCCGGTTATGACCGGATTAAGAAGCCTGATGAGTGATTCCTGCGGGATTGCTTTGTGAGAATTGACGATCTCATTTACTTTCTGCTGGAATCTCTTTTGGCTCTCTTTAGACGGCATAATGAGGAGCTTGCCCTTGTACTTCCGAATATTGAAGCCCAAAAAGTCAAAGCCATCTTCAATGTGAGTTATCTTCGTCTTCTCTTCTGACAGGGTAAGCCCCCGGGCTTGAAGAAACTCTTTGATCATCGGCATGACCTCCTGTTCCAACATATCCCTGCGTTGAGCGGTGACGATGAAGTCATCTGCGTAGCGGATAAGATGCACTTTCGGATAATACGTTCTTCGGGGCCCATACAAATCAATTCTCTGAAATCTGGTTTCGAGCATTGTTTGCAGGCCGTCAAGCGTCATGTTCGCAAGAGTCGGTGATATGATACCTCCCTGGGGAGTACCCTCTTCGGTGGGAAAGAGCTGTTTGTTGAATACAAAACCGCTTTTAAGCCATTTCCGGAGCATCACTTTATCCATCGGGATATTGTTGAGCAGCCATTCATGGCTGATGTGGTCGAAGCATCCTTTAATGTCGCCCTCCAGAACCCACTGCGGCGATGATTCTTTGGACAGATTGATGTAGCATTGATGGATGGCATCACCCGTGCACCTCTCTTTGCGGAATCCGTAGGAATGGTTGTCCGCAGTAGTTTCTGCTACGGGGTCTAATGCCATGAGATACAATGCCTGCATGGCTCTGTCTTTCATCGTGGGTATTCCCAACGGGCGTAATTTCCCGTTGCTCTTGCGAATGTTTACCCGTTTCAAAGGCATGGGTCTGTAATCCCGCCTTCTCAACACACGAATGGCATTCGCCTTGGCAGCAGGAGTAGACCATAATACCTTGTCCACTCCCGATGTATTCTTCCCTTTGTTGGAAGTCACTCGTTTCACAGCCAGAGCTTTGGCCGTGAACGAGTGGGTCAGCAGCCACTGCAAGGATTTGACCTTGCCGTAGCGACCTTCCTTTTGAGCCTTTACAATACGTGCTTGCAGCTTTCTAACCTCCCGGTCGCATTTGTCCCAGTCGATATTCTCCCAGCGCGGCTGTCGGTCAGTAGGCGCACACGATCTTTTCATCTCGTTCATTTGCTTTCCTCCTTTAAAAAGTTCAACAAGTTTCTTGTAAAGAGTTACCTAATGCGGAAGTCTGCCCGGTTTCCCGTGGAGTAACATTGAAACTCCTATCCATTCCATTACAGAAGGGCATTCGCTTTTTCCGCAATCCTATACCCGCACCCCATTCGGTTTGCCTTGCGGCTCACTTACCTGTCCTTAAACAGGAGAGATACGGGCTTACCACGTTTTACATAAATGACATCGAATGACTTAGGCTCTGTCTATACACCGGCAGCGCTTGTGTCCGTGTAACCCCACAAGGTTCGAGGTTATCCGGCTGCTTACCTTTTGGTTCAAGCCTTATAGCATCTTTAGCTTGTTTCATACCTTACGATGCGTCAATGACAGTTCACTTACGTTAGCCATATCACTCAGCCTCGCTCCCTAACCGCCTGATGCTGGCGATAATTGCGTCTGCCTCACGGCTTCCGCTTTCCTTGCGGCGGGCTACTTTGTCCGGGCGGCTTCGTACAAAACAATTGCTTGTAATGCACGCGCCCGTAGGCTACTGCTGACGGAACAGCAGGTTTAAACTCCGGCTTCCATACACGATGGACTATCCTCTGTTAAACAGTCATTTATGTAACTTTTCGTGTCACACTCCTCATTCGTAAATCTAAGCCCGACCGATTGAACCAGCCAGGTGTCTGAAACCGTAAATCCATCGACAAACATTTCGGAAATTCGCTCCAGAAGGTAGACGCCGAAAGGAGGCTCGATGTAAACGACAAATAATAGAGCCAGACATTCATCAATTAACAGGTGCCCCGATGCCTCGTCGCGGATGAACAAATCCTCCCTGTCTATTTCGTATTGCCGGCACAACTCCTCGATCCACAAGTGGAAAGCCACCCGGAAATCAGCCAGAGAGTGGCGTTTCTCGTCTCCGCGGCTCTGTATGAAATGTGTCGCGTCGAAATAGGCCGGAGCGCCCTCCTGCGGCGTTCCAAACAGCAAGTCGGGAAATTCCTTGTACCGGATGCTCCGACAAGGAACCTTTTTAACTTTCATCTCTTGATTCTCATTTCTTGATTCGTTTTTAACAAGTAGGAACAAAGGTATATTTTTTTTTGCGTGTAAATATAGTGCAAAAGTATTATTATTTTATGTTTTAGACTACTCTTTTTATATTGATTATAAGTTATTTATAAAATAAATACGATGTGAAATATGTATATTATATTCAGTTCTTTTTAATTGAAAAATAGCCCATAACCCCATTTTCGACTGTATACATTTCCCCGACCGAAAACTTTGCTTTCCAAATCAGGCTACTCTTAAAAGAAAAGGAGCAAAGATGGCAGAATCAGACCATTCGTTTCACGAAGAACTGCTGGAAAGCATATTCAAGACCTCGAAAAAGACCATACAGGAGTATGTCCGGGAAATCGAGCGGAACAACTTGTACCGCTCATGCCGCATGGATACGGAAACAGGTTATATCCTGGACGACCGGTCCAGACTGATAGACTTGTATGAGGCGTGTCTGCAGCAGGACGCTCATATCCGTTCGGTGATCGAAACGCTGGAGAGCCAGATTCTGGGGGACCGTTACATGCTGGCAAGAGTGAATGAAAAAGGAAAGTACATCAAGGATGTCGCACAGACACAGAAGATACAGGGTTCTCAATTCGACCGCATCATCAAGGGCGTTATCGAGGCTAAATTGTATGGCTATACATTGCTGGAGATCATGCCGGATATAGACCCGAAGACGGGCAAACTGGCGGAGGTAAACATCATAGAACGGAGAAACGTCCTGCCGGATCAGCAGGTGGTCTTGAAGCGGCAGGGGCAATGGATGCCGCATTGGGATCTCCGCAAGGCGACCTATCGACGACACTATGTGCTGATAAACTCCGGGGACCTCGGGCTATTTTCAGCCACTACGCCACTCATTCTGGCTAAGAAGTTCACCGTAGCCAACTATGTGAACTTCTCACACACCTATGGACAGCCCATCATTCACGGAAAAACCGTTTCGGAGAGCAATGCGGACCGCAAGCGGCTGGCCAACGAGATTGCCAACGCCGCGCAGAACAAGGTGGTGGTTACGGGCATTGAGGACGAGGTTGACATCAAAACCTTCACGATGTCCAACAGCGAGAAAATATATACCGGGCTTATCGAGTTCGTGAACCGGGAAGTCTCCAACTTGGTGCTGGGCAGCGAGTCGATGGCGGGCGGTATGCAGTCGTATGTCGGCTCGACCAAAGCCCATCAGGATATTTTCCGGGATCGCATCGAGGTGTACCGCCGATATATTGAGAACATCATGAATGAGGAGATTGTGCCGCGACTGGTTGCCATGGGCTATATCTTACCGGGGTTGGAATTCAAGTATTCGAACCGCATCGAGATGAGCAACGAAGACCGCATCAAGCTCTATTCGCTGATTACGGACAAATATGAAGTGGCGCCCGATGAGATTGAAAAGGAGTTCGGCATCAACGTGGGCAAGCAGCTCAACGTGATGACCGGGCTGGTCGGTGGAACGGTCGCAGGAACCAGCCATAACGACCGGGGGATCATGTCCGACGAGGAATACTACCGCCGCTACGGACATCCTCGCGGGGTGCATGTGGCAAATTTTCTGCGGGGAGCGAAGTAACAGCCCGTCTTACGCTCCCTGAATGCAGGGCTGCCGACAATGCTGCCTACGGGCCGGAGGAACAGCAGGAATACGAGGCTGTTCGGGACGCCTTCCGCCGGCTTGTGAAATGGTGGGAAAATAGTGCCGAGCGGAAAGACCTGATCGAGGAGATCATTACCTTGCGGGCTTCATTCTTGATTGACAGGGCCCTGCGTGGGCTGCGCATTGATTTCGACCGTGCGCTGGATATTCTCCGGAACCGGAACGCCTTCATCTCTGCCCGTGAGCGACAACAGCATGAAATTCTCGTGGCTGCGGTGGAAAACCTGATTGATTTTGCCGTGGCCGAAGAGATGACCATGCTCGGAGCTCTCCCTGAACAGGTCTCAGAAACGAATTTGGCGGAGTGCGAGGAGGTTTGCCGACGCTATAACCTCGTGTACGCACAGAAAGAAAACGAGCAGGTAGGACTGGCAGCTGCGATGGCTGCCTGGTGGATGGCTGTCAGCGAGGACACGCTTGTTACCTTCATGACGCAGGGGGATGAACGGGTCCGTCCCTGGCACCTTTCCTTCGAAGGGGTTTCCTATCGCAAGTCGGAATTCCCGCCGGAACTGATTCCGCCTATCGAATGGGGCTGCCGATGCTACCTCGTGGCCAACGGTTTCGCCTCGGTACACGCTTCTGTCTCCCGTTCTTCCGGACATAGGAAGGTGGATCCGGTTTTTCGGGAGAGTCTTGCCACGGGTGGACGCATCTTCTCCAACGCACATCCTTATTTCAGCACGCCGCTGCCGGAGTTTGCCGTGCAGACAGGCGACAAACTCAAAAAACGATTCCTCTATGCCTAAGATAACGCTTGACGAATTCTGTGCCCATTGGGTGGAAGGGAAGTATGTTACGAAGATGCCCAATAAGCTCCAATACAACGTCTTTGACTTTGTGACGCTTGCCGGTGACTATTCCCGTCAGCAGTTCCATGCCTCTTTTTCATCAGGAGGATTCTGTGGCGGCAGCCACTGGGCTCCTCGTACTTCCCGCTGGGGAAAACGGTTCACACATCCGGTGATGAACGATTCGGGAACTCTGGCGAGAAGTATAAACTTTGAAAACAAGCGGACGAACATTGTGGGCCGACGGAATAACCGCACGCGTATTTTTAGTAAAGGGGCATATTACAACATTTACACGACCGAGAAGAGTGTCCCTGTCCGTGGCAAGCGAGGGCGCAGCCGGGAACGGTACGGTCACTATGCGGCCGTGCACAATACGGATCCTAAGTTTGGACTGTACACGGTGAACCAGTATTCTTCACGGCGCCCCGTACATCGTCAGTTCATCGGTTTCTCTCCGAAGATTGACGCGTACATAGCCGCTCACTTCATTGACAAAATATTTGAAGGATTCCCCATGTCATGATTAAGGACAAGCATAACACCAGCACTCCCGTAATGCCGGCGCCGCGCAACGAAAGCCTGCCGGAAGAGGTCTCCGAAAACCCGTTCGTGAACATGTACCAGGCGGTACGCAGAGCGATACTCACCATACGGGAAAATCCGGATGACGGGGCTTCGCCTGCCTTTTTCAAGACCATAGCCATTGATAACGGGCAGTTTGCGCGGATTGTCCGTGGTGAGAACACGGAATACGAGATCGCTTTCCCTGCGGTATTCATCCATTTCGTAAACGTCCGCTACCTGGTGGCGCAGCAACGCATCGGCGAAGGTCGCGCCACCATGCGGGTACGATTCATTCTCAACACGCTCAACAACTCCGACCCGGAACGTGAATGCGATCCCTTCATTGTCTTTCAGCGGCTCAATGTGGCCATTCAGGATGCCAAGGATCGGGAACCGGCGCTTAACGAACGCTGCAACCTGACCTATTTCGATATGCCGCAGACGACCAACATGCTACAAGCCTACTGGATAGACTACGAGGTATGGTTCCGCGAGTCGTCAGCGTGGCGCTACCGGGACTGGGTGAAGCGTTATCTGGTGATGCCGCCGTTCACACAGCACAGCGACGCTCCGCAGCATGATCTTCAACAGCATGGGCATCACGCCAAACCCGAATACGAGGAGGTGACCGGATTCGTGATCTCCGCCGATGCGGATGAGATACCACCTACGGAGGATTCCGGCGAAGAGGAGGAACAGGACAGGACCTGACGATGCGGGCCCTGTCCTGTTCTTTTTCAGGCCAACTTCTCTCTTACAACTTTCTTCAAACCATACTCCTACTCTTTCGGAAAGAAACAGTCGATTATGGATATCAATTCACTTCAATATGTTGTCGGCGAGGCCAAAACAGGCGAGCCGGCCGTCATACGTTTTTTCGGGCGTGTCTCCGAGGAGAATACCGCACGGTTCAATGAAGAGTTCGATTTTCTGGAGAATGTCGTGCGCCCTTCGTGCATACGCGTACTGATTAACTCGGAGGGTGGCAGTGTGCTGTACGGCATGACAACCTATTCCACCATTGCCAACAGCAAGGTGGATACGGAATGCATCATTGAAGGTATCGCCGCATCGATGGCATCCATCATCTGGGCTGCGGGGAACCGTTCGCTCATGCGAGACTATGCCATACTGATGATTCACAATCCGATGCTCCCGGATGGGGATGACGACGAAGGATCGGATATGGTCCGGGCATTCACCAGGCAGATTGAGACCATCTACCGTAAGCGGTTCGGACTGAAGGCGGAACAGGTTCGCGCCATCATGAACGGGGAGGCCGGCAAGGACGGCACCTATTTCGATGCTGCGGCGGCCGTGAAGGCAGGCATCATCCCGGCCGAGAATGTCATCCACACCTCCAAACAACTCTGTGAGAAGGTGCACAGTGAGGTGGCGGCACTGACCGACACGGCGGCCATTCAGGAGCTCATGAGCCGGGTCAGTTCAGAGAATAAACTATTTGAAGAAACAGCACCTACTCTTAAACAAACAGAAAGCGATATGACGAACGAAAACAAGACACAAGGATTTGAATATGGGGCTATTGCGGCATCCATCGGTATGAAGGACAAGGATGTTAAAGATGTCATGGCCCGCATTTCGGAACTGGCTGCCCTGGAACCCAAGTATAAGGAAATGCAGAAATCCCTGAATGACGCCCAGACGGTCATTGCCGGCAAGGAGGCCGCCATTCAGAATCTGCAGAAGGACCTGGCTGCCGTTACCTCACGACTGTCTGCCTATGAGCAGAAGGAGAAGGATGAGCAGGCGGCTCGCATCGAGACGCTGGTGGAAAACGCCATCAACGAGGGGAAAATCGACCGTGAGGCCAAAGCCCAGTGGGTTGAGATGGCCACCTCGAATTTTGCACTGGCGGAAAGCACGCTGGCCTCCATTCCTGCCCGTGACAAGATTTCACGCGAGATCGCCAAGAATCCGGATAATATCCAGGCGGCGGCAGATGCGGCGAGAACAGCCGAGGAACTGATGACTGAAAAGGTCAAGGAGGTGGTCGGCAGCGACTTCAAGTTCAAGAAGCTCCGATAACCTGAAGCCCGTAGTGGCTCAACCCTTAATCTACTGTTAATTGACTTGCCGGAGACCTGAGGTCTCACGCGGAAGAGGTATCCGCCTGTCGGCTGAGATTCTTTTTCAAACCTGTAACTCAAAAGACAATGGCTGATACTTTAAACTTCTTACAGAACGGGTATAACGGTGAGGTGCTGGAAGACCTGCTGACCTATACCGTTCAAGGAAACGACACGGTCCGCGAAGGACTTATCCACATCAAGACCGGCATCCAGCACCGTTATACGCTGCCGGCAGTAAAACTCGGGAACGTCATTCAGGACAACGTTCCCACTCCGCAGTCGACGCATGGCACCAAGGGAGAAGACGGCTCGAACGAATACCAGTTTACCGAGCGCTATCTCGAACCTTCCGACTTCATGATTTACCTGGAGTTCAATCCCAGGGATTACGAGAAATACTGGAAGTTCGCACAACCCGAAGGCAATCTCGTGTTCCGGGAGCTGGATCCTCGCATTCAGGCCACGATGCTGCGCCTGTTGATGGACAAGAAAAACGAGTACATCGGAAACGCTATCTGGACCTCCGCACGCGGCGGAGAATCGGCGGCCAAGATTACGGCTCCCGAAGGCTGCACGAAAATCGGCGCCAACAAGGAGAAGTATTTCGACGGGGTCATCAAGCGAATCCTCGACAACGTGAACTCCACGGATGACGAGGTGAAAGCGGGCGGACAGTGCATCGTCTCGGGTACTACCGAACTTTCCGACGGTGCCGCCGTGGAAGCCGCCCTATATGCCATGTGGAAGAACTGTCCCAAGCAGATCCGCAAGAAGACTTCACTGGCCTTCATTGTCGGCTGGGACGCTTGGGATGCCTACGACCAGTATATTTCCGACAAGCAGGTCAAGTACTCGGAAAATACCGAGGTGAACAAGTACCGCTTCAAGGGAAAACGTATCATCCCCATCGTCGGAATTCCGGAACACACCATGGTGCTTGGCGAGTTCTCCACAGGCATGGACTCCAACCTCTGGATGGGCGTGGATTTCGCCAACGACACGGAAATCCTCAAGGTGGACCGCCTCCAGGCCAACTCCGAGCTCTTCTTCATGCAGATGCGCATGAAGATGGACGTCAACATTGTGCGTCCTGCGGAAATCGTGGTTCACACCGCCTACAAGAAAACCGAATAACACACCTTTCATCTGATTTGAATGTCTCACCCGGGGAGTGGAGGTAAGGCCCCGCTCCCCAATTTTCTTTCGACAACCATGGCAAAAAAAATCAATAATGCAGAAACGCCCGAGAATCCGGATGTTGCCGCTACGCAAACAGTGGCGGAACAGGAGGCTGAACGCATACAGGAAGAAACGGTACAATCCGAGACAGAAGCGACCGCAAAACCGAAAACACAACAGACAAAAGAACAGGAAACAACCGACCCCCATATTCTGGAACTCTTGAAGAAATTCCCCGGTTATCCGGCACTTTACATCGGAAACGGAGGTAGTACCTTCTCACCGGACACTGCTATCCACATTCGAGGGAACGCCGTGCTGTACAAAAACCCGTATTTCAAACAATCTAAAATGAAATCATAATGGCGCTTGGAAATGTATTTATCAAGGATGTCGACGGAAATATCCCATACGATACCGGTTCCGGGAACGAAAAGGTGACCGGACTGCTCTTCGACGTCTCCTTGCAGCCGACACTCTTCACCGAGGGATACGGCAAGACGAACGAGTCGAAACTCAAACTCGGAGACGTGTGCTATGTCACGTCTTTCAAGTCCGCCGTCAATGATTTCGGTATCATCGAACGCGTGGAAGCGACAGAAGAGGAAGAAGCCAACGTCAACTTTCTGCACGGTATTCCGGCATACCACATACGGGAGTTCTTCCGCATGTCGGGAAACGTGAATGGAACAGGGAAACTTTATGTCATGTTCGCGGACTGCTCCTCGAACTGGGACGCATTGGAAATCATGCAAAGGGCTGCCGGAGGAATGATCAACCAGCTCGGCATCTGGACCGAGCAGCCGTTGTGGAAGGCCAATGGAGGCGAAGACAAGTACAACCTCAATCTTGTAAAGGGGCTGAATGACGTGGCTGTCGGACTTGCCGAACAGAACCAGCCTCTGTCGCTCATTCTTTCGGCAAACCCCTCCAACACGGGCGCAGATACGACCGAGGGCCGCCAGGTTGACCTGAACAAGATACCTTCCTGCATCTGTGAGGCCAGTCGTATCAGTTGCATATTCGGACAGGCACATAACGAGACTGTCGGCCTCATGCAGATGCGCAATGTCAACCATACGCCCGTGGGGTTCCTCGGGGCCGTGATGGGTGCCATCGCGAAGGCCGGCGTGCAGGAATCCATCGCATGGGTGAAGCAGTTCAACCTGTTCACCGATGACTTCCAGGAAATAGAACTGGGATTCGGGGACATCAACCTGGACGAGGCGGAGGAAAACTTCCTTAGTCTGAACCGTTACGAATCCCTCTCCCCGGCATTGCTGGACGAGCTCGATGACAAGGGCTATATCTTCCCGATCAAGTACGCAGGACGGGAGAACGGCATCTATATCTCCAAGGACCAGACCTGCTCCACGGGAGACTACCGTACCATTGCCCGCAACAGGACGATCAACAAGAGCCGCAGGGCCGTACGTGCCGCGCTGCTTCCCTATGTCAACTCGCCGCTGCTGGTAAATCCCTCGACGGGATACCTCGCGGCATCCAAGATAACGGCCTTCAAGACGCTTATCGGAGATATTCTGGCCAAGATGCAGGCCGCACAGGAGATTTCCGGGTATGCCGTGACCATTGACGCCAATCAGAATGTGCTTGTTGATGATACGCTCCGCATTTCGTATGTCATTGTGCCGGTCGGAGTGGCTGTCAAGATCTATGTCGAAGAGGGCCTCTCATTAACCGCTTAATACCCGCATTATGGCTGTAATCAATAACGTAGCATACTCCTGGTCGATGATTACCTTGTCATCGACAGCGTTGGGAATCGACGAAGGCTCGACGACGCTTGAAGGCGTGTCGGCGATAAAATGGTCCAAAAAGCGCAAGGTGGAATCCAACTACGGCATGGGTGGAAAGCCCGTGTCCCGCGGATTCGGGAACATCACTTATTCGGCGTCCATCACCATGGATTACGCCACACAGCAGTTGCTGCGCTCGGTCTATGGCTCGTTGCTCGAAATCGGAGAGTTCGACCTGATCATCTCCTTTGCCAACCCGATGGCTTCCGAGGACTGGACGACCACAACCGTCACCCTGAAAGGCTGTATCTTCACCGAGGATTGCCTGGAGTCCCAGCAGGATGACACGAACATCACCCACGAATTCGATTTGAATCCTTTCGATATTCAAATCGGTTCAGGGGATACCATTTAATGGCCGGCTATGAATGTAACTTTTGAAGGAAATACTGCAACGGGAAAGAATGAATGGCTGACCCCGCCGTCCATCTTGCAGCGGCTGGGAACGTTCGATTTGGACCCTTGTGCGCCGGTGAACCGTCCGTGGGACATTGCGGCGCACCATTATACGGTCGAGGACGACGGGCTCAGACTCCCGTGGCATGGCCGTGTATTCTGCAATCCGCCGTATGACAAGGCGCTCATCGCACAGTTCATACAGCGGTGCGCGGAACATCGCAATGCCGTGGCGCTGACGTTTGTCAGGACAGACACGAAACTGTTTCAGGAACTGATTTTCCCCCGTGCGGACTCTATTCTCTTTATCAAGGGAAGGGTGAGCTTTTGCCACGCCTCGGGAGTACAGGGAGGTCCCGCGGGCGCTCCGTCCTGCTTGATTGCCTTCGACCGACAAAATACGGAAAGGCTTGAACAGAGTGGAATTGAAGGATGTTTGGTCAGGCTATGATCCTGTTCATGTCCCCATTTTTCTCAGGAGGGTGCGCATGGCATAGGCCTTGCGCACCTTTTATTGTTCAGACTTCGATGTATTTTCCCGGCAAGAAACCGATATGCTCACCGCTGAAAACATAGCCGAGCTGGTTTGAAAGACACATGGTATGGCCGATTCGCTTGTCCATATTCCGGTGGGAATGCCCGTATATCCAGTATTCCACGGGACTTGCTTCGATGAAATCACCTAACTCGACGACAAACGCCCCGTTCAACGGACTGCCCTTAAACTCTGAGGCTAGCAATTTGAAGGAAGGCACATGATGTGTGGCGACAAGGATATGTCGGGCCGAACTTCGGGCGATACTGTCCTTCAGGAAACGGACACAACGGTAATGCTCGTCGTTGAAACGGGTCCAGTCCAGCGGTTCGTTGCCGTAACGGATACGCTTGAAATCGCTGATGGCACTCTCCGTGGCGTAGGCATCCTGCATGGAGATTTTAGACCATAGGGTCGTGGCGATTAACGTCGTATCTGCGGACAGGGGAATGACGGCATTATAATGACAGGTGATGTTCTTCCGAATGGCATAACTCCAGCCGTTGTAAAGCTTGTCGATGTCAAACAGCTTGTAAAACTCGTGATTGCCTGGGATGACGATAACCTGGCGGTAATGGTCCGATGCCCAGCTCCAGAAGGGATGCGTGGAATAGTTGTCGTCTCCGATATAGCCGATGTCGCCAGCCAGGAGGAGAATATCTCCCGTCACTTCAAGCGGGTGCTCTTTCAAAAAGCGGCTGTTATCGGAGAACTCAAGATGCAGGTCGCTGGCATATTGTATCTTCATATTATAATACGAATACTTCTCTCATTATTGCAATAAAAGTTCTGATCTGTTCATCGTCCACTCGCAACCTGTCTTGTAAGGACTGGTTCGGCAGCGACGCCTCCATCATATCCGCAAATGTTTTCATGTCTTCCTTCAATGAATCGGGAAGAAGAATCGTATTTGTAGGATCAATAGAGGTCACCAGCAGTTTGAACACATCGTCCCTATGTTTCTTTATATCCTGGCTGCGGATTTCAGGATTGGTTTTCTTCTCTTCCGTAAGATTGAGAAACGCCCGCACTTTCAGGCAAATCAGACTCAATGGTGTGGCAACTCTCAAACCCTCATGTATCATGCTGTTCTCGATGGTGAACTGATAGCAGTCCGGATCCATAACGATGGCGGACAGACTGGAGAGCTTTTCACCGACAGGAATGGGGGTCAGGTGGAATCCGGTAGGTTCTCCAAGGATATCCGGTCGTGTGGACAGCAGCTCGATGCGGATTGGATAACCGGGAGACGGTTTGATGAACCGGAATAACTCGGGCGCGGGCTCTTTGCCTGCTCCACGCTTACGTTCACGGTTTTGATATTCTCCTTCCGAGATGAATTGCCAGAACCGTTGGCCAAATTCCGGGGTTATGTTATCGACAATCAAAATCATGTCTATGTCATCCGTGGCTCTGGGCGGCATGTCGCTACCCGTCAACGCGATATCACAAGCCGTTCCGCCAATAATGATATAATTGTCGCTGAACTCCTTAAAATACTCCTTGAATTTTTCTAAACCTCTTACCATTTTATTGTCTTGATTACATATTCCAATTCACCTTCCACCCTTGCGTCCGTATCGTGCCGTAACGACAGGTACAAGGATAGTTTGTCGACATATTCCGTGTCCGGGAACATCCGCGGATGGTATATCCAAACCTCGATGCAATGTTTTCCTTCCATGTCGTCAACCTTCAAGCCTTCCGACATCATATCTTTGAAATCCCGGTCCAGGATGGCAACGGTCCGCCTCTCTTCCGGATTCAGATGCGAGTAGTGTGACAGGGCGTTGATTCCGCTTATCATCAGATTGTCCGGTAAATCATCGTCCGTGTAATATACCCAACGAATCGGGCTCCGCATAAACGGCACAGCCTTTTTCCAAAGCTCCTGCTTGGAGAGCGTAAAAATTACTCTTTTCTCCACATTGGGAATCATTTCAGACCGGCAGAGCCCGAATTGTTCCAAATCCAACAGTCCCCGCCCGATTGATTGATAAGAGTACGGACAGATATTTTCAAAATCCTTTATGGTACAGCCTTCATGCAACGAAGATTGCAGATAATACAACAAAAGATACTGCGCCACCGGAGACAGAAGTCTGCTCTTTTTGGGTTTTCGAGATTTCTCTATGGCATTTACCAACAGCGTCGGCAGGAAGGCATATTTTCTGGATACTACAAAATAGACTCCCTGTTCAATCAAACGGCTGCGATTGATGTAGGTTGCGGCATCGAGAATGAAGACGACCGGCACGCCGACTATCGTTTCTACACGTTCCGCGTATCTGCGATAATTGGCCGGAGTCAGCGTTGCCGTACCGTTTTGGGAAGCAAAGCAGAACACTTGCTCGTTGAACGTGCCATGATAGAAATTGAATCGCGTGACCATATCGAAATTCAGGCCTTTCAGTTCTGAGCGTTCGATTGGTGTCAATGCGACAGTTATCCCGGCTATTATGATTTCCCTTATATCCATTATCATCTATTTTGTACCATTATCACTTCGCGTGATAACAGTACGAAAGTAACGATAATTATCTGATGTTACAAATATTGGAATAGATTTTTCGTCTCTGCCATATTGCCATCTGTATATACATCGGCCATGTAAGCGGCTCCAATAGACAGGCATAGGTATGATCGGGCCGTATATCATTTTTTTGAGTATTCAGATGAATTGCATAGAGAAATCAATGCTTAATGCTCGGGCTGTTTATTCAGATGCGAGATAATTCGTGTTTTTGTAATCTTTCCGGGGGATCTTCCCCTACACTTTAAATGGATCAAATTCATTTCGATATGGAAGAAAAGATGCTTACGCTGGAACAGGAAGCCAAAATCAAGGAAAAAGCCCTCAAAATCAAAGAAGAGAAAAAACTGCGCAAGGTTTACCCGATGGTTGTATATGGGGAGACCGAATGCGGGGAAAAGGAATATTACGTCGCTTTTATGGCGGAACCCACCTTCCCGCAGTTCTCCAAATTCATGGCTGCCTCAAAGAAGGATGAGGTCCTGGCCATGCGCACACTGGCGCGCGACTGCTTCATGGATGGAGACAAGGAACTTGTCGACAATGATTCGCTGTTCCTCTTCGGCCTGATGGGACAGTTGTCGGAACTCATCACTACACGACAGAGCGTCCTGGTAAACTTATAAGCCGGTGGGTTGTGACGGACGAGCAGCGCATCCGACAACGGATGATTTACGTCCGTCATTACTTCCCCGGCGTAAACCTTGACACAGTCACGGATGAGGAATTTGCCATGCTGTCGGAAGAGGCACTCTGGCTGCACGAACAGATGCAAGCGATACATCTCAACCAGGAACTGATGAAAGCGGGGCTGCACAAATAGTGTGCGCCCCGCTTTTTTATCGAATAACAGATACCCGACTAATCGTCAGCATTAGCCACGTCTGCGGCCAAACCCAGTATCTTCTTATACTTGCGTTCAATGTTTTGCAGACGCTGGATCTCCTCCTTCGTCACTCCCGATTCCTTCCGCCGCTTCAGGCCTCCGATAGCCCGTCGGCATTCCATAAGTTCTGTTCGTGTGTTGAACAGTTCCTCTATGATTTTGGCCATCGGCCGCTGCATGCATTTTTGCGTGAAGCTCTCCAGGGTTTCCGGTTCTTTCTTTTGTCGTGCCATAATTCGTATTGTGTTTTTGATAGCTTTTCAGACAGTCACTTAACAAAAATAATACAAAAATCGGACAGTGCAAAAAACGAATGTGCGTGTCCTGCGACTGGCCGTTTTTTAATCTCCTTCAGCCTTACAGACCTATTCCTTTTTAAGATAGAAGCGACTCAACCTCATGCCTCAGGAACAAAATTACCAGGTCAATTATACCATCAACGTAGATGCCTCTCAAGGTACCAAGCAGGTCATCGCCTTCGGTGAGGCCGTCGGGAAACTTGTGCAGGCGAAGGCATCGTTGACTCCGGCCATCACGAACATCAAGAACATGATGGACGAGATTGACCGGGTGTTTCGAACCAAGAACGGGAAAAAGCGGAGCTTCGATTATCGTTTGACCATTGACACGAAGAACAGCGAGGCGAAACTTGAAAGGGTCAAGAAACTGCTGACGGAGATAGCAGAACTTTCCAGAGGCATCACGCTTTCCATCGGTACGGCACAGGCTCTGGACAGCAAAAAAATCAAAGCAAGCGCGAAAAGCCTGTATGAGAAGAAGGCGGCAGAAGCGCGCAAGGCGGAAATTGAACGGAACGCCTCCTCTTCGGTGTCGGCCATGGCAGATGCTCAGAAACGCATCACGAAGGCCATTGGCAAAATAAACTCGGCTCTCACATACATGGAGCGGGGCCGGGAACTCAATATCAAGACCGACCAGGCGGAACAGCGGTTGAGAAACATTCTGGCGTTATTGGGACAAGTCCGGCGCGCTTCCTCTATCTCCCTGAATATTCAGGGGGGATTGGGAAGTGCCGGCATTTCTTTGGCTTCGGGTGTGCCGGTTCCATATGCTCCAACGGCTTTCGCGTTGCCCGAAAAGGCGCAGCAGAGACTCATGGAGCGGCTGTACACCCAACAGCAGCTCCACCGTCAGAAACTGGTCCAGGACGAAGAGAATTTTGAGGCGCAGCAGCGTCGCAAGGCACGTCTTGATTCGGAGAAGCAACAGGAGCTGCAGCGCAAGAACGCAGCAAGGGAAGCGGAACGGCTGCGGCGTCAGGCGGAAGACGCGGCGCGCAAGGAAGCAACAGCCCGGCGAAAGGCGGAAGATGCCCGCCTGAGGGCTGAGGCTGCGGCACAGAAGAAAGCGGAACAGAATGCACGACGGCAGGAACAGCGCAACGCCATGCAGTCTGTGCGGCTGATGCAGCGCGAAAACACGGCCGCCGGAACGCTGTACCGCAGCAAGCGTCGCGCCGCCATCAACCGTATCCAATACTCCCATGCACCCTCGCTGCGGAACTTGCCGTTCGCTTCGATGCTCAATGCCTACATGGGCTACAGCTTTGTGCGTTCGGAATTGACAAAAGCCATTGAATACTCCAATATCATGGAGTCGGCACACTCCATTCTGAAAGTGGCCGATACTGACCTGAAAACATTCGAGACCCGGTTTGACAATATGGCCCGCCACGTCCGTAAAATCGGTATCGATACCAAATATACGGCTGTGGAAATTGCCGGTGCTGTCAAGTACCTGACAATGGCGGGCATGAACATTGATACCATTCACAAGTCGATTCGTCCTATTACGAATCTGGCTCTGATCGGCGACAATGACGTGGCCTACATCGCCGACCTTGCCACCAACATCATGGCTGGTTACGACATCAACAACGACAGCATGGACAGTGTGGCCGATGTCATCGCCTCTACCATATCGCGATCAAACGTCAATATTGTGGAGGTGGCTGAATCCTACAAGATGGCAGCCGGATACCTTCGCATGGCCGGTATTGACTTTACGGAAGCCAGTGCCGCCATCGGTTTGTTGGGAAATATGGGTCTGAAAGGCACCCTGGCAGGAACCTCCTTGCGTGCCATGGCTACCCGTTTTGCCAAACCCACAAAAGAGGCGCAGAAGGTACTTGACCGCTTGGGAGTCCAGTTTACCGAAATGAGAGATATCGAGGGAGTCATGGTCGAGAAATTGAGACCTCTGGCTGACATCTTCGAGGAGCTGAACAGAAAGGGTGCATCTATGGCTGATATGCAGTCCATCTTCGGTAAAATCGGAGGAAATGCGGCCATGATGTTTGTTCGGAATTACGATCAGTTGCGGACGCTTACGGCGCATAACCGGGGTTCACAAGGTATTTCCTCCGAGCTGGCACTGGTCAAGCAGAATACGACCAAGGGGCTGTGGGCACAGGTGACCTCCCAGCTTACCGAAGGGTTCATGCAGGCATACGAGGTGCTGGAACCTTCCATCCGCTCGGTATTGCGGTCTTTGCTGGAGAAGTTCAAGGCGCCCGAATTCACACGAGGACTGGTTTCTATCGGGAACGCACTACTGGACATATTTACGGTAATCGGCAATATCGGGGCCTGGGTTACCCGTAACTTCCACTGGATAGAACCGCTGGTGTTTACCGGTGTTGTGGCTACCCGTCTGTTCAAGGTGGCAGGTGCGTTGACCAATATCGGCATAGCTGTCGGCTTTATCGGGAAACAGGCCGCAGCTACCACTTCCATTGAGGCCATTCAGGGGCTTATCGGCTTCGGGGGTGCGGGAAAACTGTCATTTGCTCAGAAAAGAGCCATCGTTTCCACCATGCAGGCAGCAGGCGTGGCAGGCCGTGGAGCTATGGCAAGGGCATTGCTGGCCGGAGGCGGCACTATCGGGGCTCAGAACGTACTCAAGTCTCTGTTCGCCACTCAGGTAGCTACCGGAACCGGACTGACCGGCGCTGCCGCCTCACTGAGCGCCATCGGTACTGGCGCCGTGGCGGCAACGGCCGGCATCGCAGCTTTGGTCGGAGCCCTGGGCTGGGTTGCGTACAAAACCTGGAAGGTCAAAGAGGCCAAAGATGCCGTATTGGAGGAGATCGAGCAGAACAGGAAATACCGCTACCCATCCATCGAAGCACTTTACTCGTCGTTGAATGACACTTACCGTATGGCCGTCAAGACCAAACGTGCAGTGGAGGAAGTGGTGGCTGGAAAGACCATCGAGGAGGCGTCGGGGCATAAAATCGGTGCCTTTACGAAACATTGGTGGGCAGGATTCATGGGCTCCTTTGCGGCGGCTTCCTCGGAAGGCATGATGACCATCAACGATGTCTACAACATGGATGATGCCCGTCAGGATGATATTCGGGACGCTCTGGTCACGTTGGCCAAACGGGACAGCCAGACACGTATCAACTCGGCTTATGCTGAACTCGGCAAACTGAACTCGGTACTGGAAGTAAACGCTTTCCTGAATACCGTGCATGAACGCTTCGGGCAGCAGGACAAAGACCTCGACACGAGCCTATGGAGGATGGTCAATGGCAAGGTGGTGTATAATGACAAGATTGGCGAAATGTCGGAGGCTGTGGCGGCACAGACGTATGACTATGCCCAATACATCAACAATACAACCGTTCCCGAGATTGTTCGTGCAGCCACAGCATACAGGGATGCCATATCCAGCACCGCCAAGGCACAGGACCTCATGCGCAAGGGAGGCTTCGACTTCGAGCAACTGGCAGCCTGGGGCTATTCTCAGAATGCCGATGGCCATTGGGTGCAGAAAAAGTTGGGAAGCAACGCTACCGACGAGCAACGTGTAGAGAACATCGCCCACCGAAAGCTGGCCCACACCACGTTGGTTAAGTTTTTTTCATCCTTACGGCAAACTTTCGGTGGTTCGGCGGAAGCCGCAGAGAATATTCTCCGTGTGGCAGGCTTTACCCCGGATCTGTACAGCAACGAACCGGACTCCAATGATAACAAGCCTTTCTCCAGCAACCCAATTACCAACAACGGTCCGGATGACGGAGGGGCCGGAGGAAACTATTCGGGGACGGGACGCCTCTCCTCAGCGGCACCCAAACAGGTAATTGTCAATATTGACAGTCTGTTGAGTGTACAGACCATCGATCTGATGAAGTCTCAGGAAGGACAAACCGAAGAAATACAGAATCTGAAACAACAACTTGCGCAGGCACTCATCGATGTCGTGCATGACTTCGATGCCTCTTGGAATGGCTGACAAATATGGGAAGACTTTTACAAATGGCCGCTTCAACCCTGTTAAGCGGCGGCATACTGAATAATGGAACGCTGGGCGGCTATATCAGCAATGCAACCCGTCTGGCATTGGGCATGGGGCTGGCAGAACTTCAGGACGGCCAGGTCCATTATTTCTCCAAGCATCATGACTTGTTGAAACGGGCTGTCATACAGGTCGCCTCGCAGACGGCATACGGACTTTTGCGATCGTATCCGCGTTATCTCAAATATTGGGAACAACGGGTGCGCGACAAGTATCTGGAAACCCAGTCCCAGTCGAGCCTGGCCAACAAGACCGGGCAGTATTACCAACTGATCAAGGAGCAGCAGGCTGTTGCCCAGAAAAAGAACTATACGGATACAATCGTAGGCCGTACAGTGGCAGATTACCTGGAACTCTCCATCTCGAAGGAAGGCAGGTATTACGACAACAAGGAATGCAAGGTGGAACCCAACACGAAATACGGGCTGGTGACATTCGTAGACCTCGGCCCGCAGGTTCAGGTGGCAAGCCGTAATAACATACTTCTGACACAGGTACAGGGGCGTGACTATACGCGCAAGGAATTTATTTCCGGTGGCGATCTGGAAATTACCATCAATGGGAAAATCACCTCGAAATATCCAGATGTGTATCCCGAAGCGGAAGTGTCGAAGTTCTTGCGGCTGATGCAGTACAAGGGGGTCATCGAGTGCGACAACACTGTCTTGAGGCAGTTCAACATCACGCAGCTCATCGTACAAAGCTATACTCTACAGCCGACGGACTGCCGGAACGTGCAGCCGTATTCGGTGACCTGCGTGGCTGTCGAGCCTTCCGAGGCGGTAGAGGTGAAACTGGCCGATCAGGAAGTGGTGGACACGGCCATCAAGCACACCAACAAATGGATCAAGTATGTTAAATTCGGCACAGAGGTCGTTGATCCGGCTTCCCTGCTAAAACTTACACAATTATGGCTGTAGCGGCTATGGACGTGCTATGTTGCCGCATCACGGTCGGCGACCCGGATCCCGACAATCCAATGAAGATACAGAACGGGGTGGAGATGACGGAAGTACACACGATTGAAATCAACGAAAGCTACAAGAAGTTGATAGGGACAGCCAAAGTTACTTTCCCGAAAGGTTCGGTATGCCGTTCTACCATCATCGGCAACGTAACACTGGAAGGCAAGGACGCATCCCGTCTGACGACAGAAATCATGGAAGACGGAGTGCTCATCGAGAAGCGCACAACCCAGCGCCTTGTGGACGAAACGACTTTCAAGATTGGACAGCGCATCAATATCAAGTTAGGATATAACGGCGTAATGAAAAACATGTTTGACGGGTATATCACGGGCTATAATTCCGATAGTATGCTTGAAATTCAGTGTGAAAACATGGCCTACAAGCTCAAGCTGAAAAAAGCGCCGCTGTTCGAGACACCGGTCAAGGGCACCACAGTCAATGATGTGCTGGAAGGTAAATACAATATTCTGAAAGATACCGGATTCAAAATCCATTCAGACACCAAGAAGTACGAAATCCATATCGGCAAGGTCAAGGTTACGGACAACTTCACGGTGGCCGACATCCTCTCTGAATGGTCCCGTTATAAGGTGTATTGTTTTCTGAAATACGATGCCGAGGATGACGGGACCATGCCGTCGATAGCCGTCGGACGCCCGTACTCGTCCAGTAAGGCACAACCCGTCTTTCCCGAGGATTCGGGAACTGGCCCGTTCAAAATCTATTTCAACGAGCATGTGGCGCAGAGTAATCTCAAGGTGTTGAAAACGGATCCGAAGTTTCTCGCAGTAACTGGCAAGGCGCTCGGCACGGACGAGAAATTCTTTGAAGTGACCGTGAGGCTAAACCCGGAATACGATCCGGATTCTCCGGGCAGCAAGGAGTTTCAAACTGTAAACGCCACCCAGATATCGAAGAAATCACATAAAGTAACCGGCAACACGACGGCTGCGGGAGCGGACACCCGCACGAAAGTTGACCTGTCGACTTATACCATTGTACCGTATATGTCCCCTCATGTCGGTATCAATTCCGACCAGCTCGTGGAAGAGACAACGGAATATTTCCGTAACTATAACTTGAACGGCATAACCGGTACGTTGACCATTTTCGGAGATTTCGGACTGGTCCCGGCAGTACAAGTCGAGCTGGTCGATCTGCGAAATCCCTCCAAAAACGGGGTTTATCTCGTGGAAGAAGTGACCACGACTTTTGGAGTCAATGGTTACAGACAGCAATTGAGCATACCGTATAAAATAAAGAAAGTTGAGTAGAATCGTAAATTTGATTTATCTCAGTTATAAAATTTAGTTACTGCAATATCATGAGCCGCAGGCAACCAATCTGGCTATCTGTGGACTATTCTTTCAAAAAACTATGTCCGCAGATAAATCCAACCAGCTTCTTATCCGTGAAGCTATCCGCAAGATAGCCCTTGGGCGCAGTATGGAGCGCATTGATCTGGCTCCGGGCGGCATGTCGGGAATCGGAACAGCTCGTATGGTCCACGGCTATGTGGTCAAAATACATGATGATCCTTCCGACAGTGAGTATTCGGAATATGCCGGTACCATTGACGTAGGAGAGTATCCGGATGAGACCGCATCCTCCGAGCCGGTCATTCATAAGGGGGTATTGCTTTCCGCCGCCACGAGCGACAAGGGCGGATTCCTCATTGTCCCCACACTCTTTTCCGACGTCACCATATTCATGGATGCCGCCACCCGTTATGCCTATGTGGTGAATTTCTCGCATGTGAATATTCTCCGTCTGAACGCCCGTCAAGAAACGATTATCGGAGTTACGGAACTGGAGGAACTGGATCCTTCCAGCGACTCTTCTCCGGATTACGACGAGTTGGAGGCTACGGGCAACGAAGCCATCACAAAGTATACCCCGACCTCCGCAGTTACGACCGTAAAAAATGACCAGGACAAGGAGGCTTCCGTTTCCATCGATGCGGAGACCATCACCCACACAGTAGACAAATCGGAGGTTAAACAGACGGCAGACAAGGTGGTGCAAAAGGTCAATTCAACGACCATATCGGTCGCGGACAACAAGGTTGCCCTGGGAGATGAGAACGCCACCGAACCGCTGGTGTTGGGAAACGAACTTGCCCAACTGATGCTTGACTTTATGACCGAATGCAGCAAAGTTATGACACCGACCTTGATGGGAACGATGTCGCCGATTAACTTCCCCAATTTCATATCCCTGACATCCCGTATACAAAAGTTCCTTTCCAAAACCAGTTATACCAAATGAGTGTAGAACTGCATCCCGATATCGAAGCATTGGACAAATCGAGCCTCTGTTACTCGATTTATTCCCAGCTATATCATAATTTCTTCAATTCCCAGCAGAAGAAAGATGAGGAACATCCCTACGGAATTGTGGAGGGTGATGATACCAGTATCCGCTTGAGGAATACTGCGTATGGTTTTGCATCCGCCATTGCGGGTGCCGTAGCCGGTGAAGGAGCTTCCGGGGGTGGCGGGCTGATGCTGGAGTATCTGAAAAAATCAGGCGGAGACATGACCGGCCTGTTGCGTGCCCAATATGGTTTTGAAGCCGGGGTACGCAATACCCGAATTCTGGAGACCTATGTACAGGAACAGTCAGACGAGGAAGGGGTTGTTACAGGTGTGGAATATGGCATACGCCTGACCGGAACGCTGCGTATCGGTGGTGACAGTTTGTATCTTGGCGGACGTCAGGTACTTCGTTATGACGCAGACGGAGATATGGCAACCTTGGATGCACCGACGATCGATTTAAAGGATGGCGAAGTCCGTTCCTCCGGAAAACTGATTTTCGGCGATGAGGAGAGCGGGATTGTCATTTCACCGACACACCTGCTGGTCGGAGGTATGCAGGTCTATCATCAGGGGAACGCCAACCTGGGACATGTAAACTGGGAGATGCAGGATGCGACCGTCCGTCGCGACCTTGCTGTGTCTGGTAATTCCGTATTGAAAGGAGGTCTGGAAGCCCTGCAAGGGGTGAGCCTCGGTGATGACGGCAAAAGTCTGCTTACCTTCTCCGGAGAAGATGTGGCTTTGAGCGGCTTCCTGTCATTCCTGGACGGTTACGGTATCCGTATCGGCGGTACGCCCGTGCTTGTGCGTGCGGACCGGGACAAGATACAGTTGGGCAGTTTGGGTGGAGATCTGCTTCTGGGAACCGAACAGACCCCGAAGATCCGTCTGTTCTCGGGTCTCTCCGACCTGGACGGAGAATGCCTGATGCTTTCCCCGTATGGTAAAGCCTGTTTCCCGGGCTCTCTGACCGTTCGGCACAATTACGGTGCAGAACTGCTGTCGTCCTATCGTGTAGATGCGTCGGATGAAGGTATAGTCATTCATAAGAACCTTCGGTTGGGTTCATCAGGCGGGTTTCTGATACGGGGAGAAAACGGTGGTCTAGCCCTTTCTTCACCCGTCGCCTATGATGAAGCGCAATCGCAGGTTCTGATTCCCCGCCGCACATTTCTGGGACACCGGTCATCGACCAGTCTGTACGCTCCACAGAACCGAAGGAGCGAAAGTTTCTTTATTACCACGGACGGGGACTTTATCACGGCGGATACACCTCTGGAAGCACGCGGTCACATCGGTATCGACGGTTCGTACACCCGATTGACCGACGGAACCCTATACTTGACTGAAGCATTGCGTCTACAGGCCGTTACCGAAGGCATCAAGCACTACGGAAACAGCCTTTTCAAAGGCGCGCTCTCGTCCGAGTTCTTCTCTTCCGGATTTGCCGGAAGCGGTTGGGCCATACTGACCAACCTTACCACCGGTAGCGTAACCGCCACCTTTGACGAAATTGTGGCACGCAAGAAGTTCCGCGCGTATGAGTTTGAAGTTATGAAGATAAATGCTACCAACGGTTCCCTTTGGGTCAGCGACAGTTGCTCGGGAGACCAGGTAGAAAAGATTGCCTGAACATGTCCGAATACATCTGTCCCAAATATAAAATCCGTATTGACCCGGACTCGCACAAGACACAAGGGTTACAGGCCGGAGATATCGTCCGGCGCCAATATGTGGCGCGGGATAGAAGCGTATACTCCCTGATGGCGGTGCTGGAAAGCGGCGTGGATGTTATTTCGGGCAAGGACTCTCCTTATTTTGTCGGAGCCTTGCTCGATGGAGACGAACCGTGCAGCGGAGAATTACTGGATTTTGTGCGTTTGACGAGTCTTTGTGACCTTTCACGCAGCGGAGCGCTCTACCTTACGGCAACCGACGATCAGGCTCCGTACATGGATGTCATTGACGGAATGGCAACCGAGCGCTCTCTATGCTTTCCTGTTCAGGACGGGGGAACGGTGGATATTCCCGATAAAACGAAATACGCCGTTTTCGGTGAAGGGATTGCGGCTGAATACCGGGCATCCGCCCCGGGTGCAGAGCGTATCATGCGTATGACCTGCCTTACGGCAGTAGATGGAACCCGAGGACTGAAACAGACACTGGAAGAAAACGTGGACCACCCCGAACGTCTGCTGGTCTCTTTTCGTGCGCGCGCTTCAGCCGGTACAGGCAGCATGGCGCTCAACTTCGGATACACAAACGGAGAGAAGTATGATGCGCAGGGCACCGTTCCTGTATCGTCAGATTGGGAATTCAAGTTATGGGTCTGCACGGTGGAATATCCCGGACGCTACAGCCGCAGTCTGACCATAGACTGCCGCACCCTGCTCGACAATGCCGGGGATTGGTGCGAAGTGGCCGATCTGAATATTGTCCGTCTTTCTTCCATTTCGGTCTTTACCGGAGCCACCAAAGGTCGCGTAGGCAAGCTCTCCGGCATCGTAGACCCAGTATTCGGTCTTCTGGATGGGTACGGTGCTTACTTCCAGAATCTCTATGCTACCCGCAATGTCAATATCGCCGGGACATTGACAGCCGGCGACGAACACGGTTTCAGCTCAACCTTTTATGTGGGCAGGATACATAAAAATGTTCTGCTGGACAGTCTCTCCTGTGCTTTTTCCGGTTCACGGCAGGTAGAAGAAACTTCCCCGGCCGGTATCGGCCGTTGCGTGCTGCTTGAAACCGACAGTTCGCTCTATGTCCAAAGCGGTGAATGGCGCTCCGCCCATCTGGGACAGCCCTGCTGTTTCTCGCTCTGGATTCGCCCGGGTGAAGCCGGGACCATACATTTTTATCAGGATGAGCATCTATTGGTATCGTTGGAAGTAGCCCCGGATGACGGCTGGGTACGGCACAAGATGTCGTTTCTGCTCCGCCCCTCGAACAATCCCCAGTTGAGCATCGTCCTGTCCACATCGTTTCCCGTCTTGCTCTCTGCGCCACAGTTGGAGTTGGGAACAGCAGCTACTCCATATCAGGCCACCGATGAGGTTCTGAACGATACCGACGACTACGGAGCCTGGTTCAACCGGGGAGGAATCGGCGGAACAATCCAGCATCCGTTGTTGAGCCTAAATGAAGACGGTTCAATAGTCTCCCGTGATGGTTCGTTTGTCATCAACCCCGATGGAACGGGACATTTCGCCGGTGGTCGTTTCAAATGGACGCGAGACACCATAGAACTCAGAGGCGTAACTATCCGTTGGGAGGATTTCGATGAAGAGACTCAGGAATTGCTTAAACCCCGCTCGGTATCACTGACCGGAGGCAGTGCCTTCCATTATTCCGATGCACTGACACCCGTTGTAGAACCCGCACAGATAGCTCTGGTTGCCGTGGAATACAATTTCGAACCGGAAAGCAGACTGTGGGAATATCTTGCTTCCGACGGCGCATGGAAAGATGCCGGCAATCGTAGTTCCCTGTTCGAGATGACTCCTGCTTTTCATGGATGGGAAGGCCGTGATACGCTTACTCTGCGGTACACGGCAACTGTCGGGACTGAAAAATTCTGCGCTACCCACACTCTCTTCAAACTTTACGACGGGGATTCATCCTATACTGTTTATGTAGAGTCTGAAAACGGCACAACCTTTCGCAACGGAATAGTATCCACGACTCTCCGGGCACGGGTATACCGTGGCGGAGAAGAGATAACGGAGCAGATTCCTGACGGCAACTTTCATTGGATGCGTGTCAGTTCAGATTCTCAGGCTGACGCACTCTGGAACAGCGGACAACATGAAGGCCGCGAACTGGAAATCAGCGGTGATGATGTTTGGCGCAAGGCCGTATTTGATTGCGAGGTAATCATATCGAATAAAATAAAATAACAGAATTATGGCATTGAAAATAGCACGCGGGCAAGTAACGATCATTGACCAGAATGACGCCATCTCCTTACAGGCGTTCATCGGTTCCTCCCAGCCCCTCACTCAGGTCTTCAACAAGGACACAAACACATACGCTCCTTCGTGGGCATCCTCTCCCTATTTGATACTTACTCCTTCGCTCTATGTCAGCGGAAAGGCATCGGTCGACCAGATAACCTCCGTGGGCAACGCTTCCAGTCTTACTCCGGGTATCAAGAGTGGTTCTGCCAAATGGTACAAGAACGGGACAGTTATTACATCCGGACAGGACGCGTGTACCGTCGGAGCGTCATCGGCCAAGTATGCGCTGACAATAAAGGCGAACCACATGAGCGTCTCCGACCCGCAGGTACGGTACGCGTTTGAAGCGATATATATCGATGCTAATGGGTTGGAGATACCGTTCCGCGCGGAAATACAGTTCACCCAGCACCTGAGTGCCGGAGCCACCATCGTGGCTGTGGCATATGCTCCGGACGGAGTGGTTTTCAAGAACGACGAAGTCCCGACGCTCAAGGCACACTGCGATCTCTGGCGCGGTGCCACGATAGACACGACGAACGTGACCTACGCCTGGGGTATCAAGGATTCTGCCGTCTTTGCCGACACCACGTTGACCGCCAAGGCCGATTCCGGAGCATCTACCATCACCGTGGCATCTGTAACAAACATGGAGGCCGGTGGCAAAATCACCATCGGGTCCGCACAATATACCATATCTTCGGTCAACACCCCCTCCAAGACTGTGACCCTGACCTCCACGCTGAGTGCTGCCGCCGAGAGCGGTGCCAAAGTGTCATGTCCTTACTACAACGCGATGCTCGGTGCGGGCTGGGCCTGTCTCACCTCTTCCAATCCCCGTGGCGTCACCGCAGGTTGGACGACCAATGAAATCACCATTACGGCCGATGCCGTACTGAATTTCGAGACGTTCAAATGTGCCATCAAGGACACCGACACCTCTACCGGCAACGCTTCCGCCAACAAGGTGGTTTGTGACATCATCTCTTTCACCGATATGTCCGACCCTATTACGGTGGATCTGGTCAGCCAAAAGGGTTTTACCATCAAAAACAACTCCAACGATGTGGATGTGCGTGCCGTCCTGTACCGCAACGGGGAAGAACTTGACGAAGAGGGCTCGGACTACACCTACACCTGGAAGCTGTGGAATGCTGCCGGGACCTCTGTTACCAAGACTTATAACGGCAAATCCATCACGGTCGCACGGACCGACGTTACCGGAAAGGGCGTTCTCATGTGTGAAGTATCGAAATAGAAATGCAGCCGTATGTTTGCCTCTGGTTATATCATATAATTTGGTTTGGTTGTGGCGGGATTAAAACCCGCCACATTTTTTTTCATCTATTCTTACGATAAAGAATTTATGGCAAAGACTCTGGTTGCCCGAGGTCAGGCGACAATTACTGTACAGAAAGACGGATACACAATCACCCAATCCTTGTCTGAATATGTATTCCCCGCCGACCAGAACGGGACGATTCTTTCGGCAATCTCTGTTTCCTCCGTGGTACGGGTATCCCTGGGAGACAATGATTTCACCGGTTTCACCATCGGAACGATCAGCAAGCCTGCTGGGTTTTCCGCTATTACGGTGGATAATGCCAGCAAGAGCATCACCTTCGCTGTGGCGGCCAATACCACAACTCTGGCAGAGCATGGAACAATCAATATTCCCGTGGTCATCTCGGGCGTAACCTATACGCTTTCCTTCTCGTGGAGCAAGGCGCGTGCGGGGGCTCCCGGCAGCACAGGTGCGGACGCCAACCTGCTGGACTGGGTGAAAGACTGGAACAGCCAGAAGACCGTGATTGACAGTAATACGGTTATTACTCCGAAAATATTTGCGGGGACAAAGAACAGCGACGGCACCATTTCCGGCGTTGCCATTGGCATTTTCCCCCTTTCGACAAAAAACGCGTCGGGCACTATCACCACTGAGACGGTAACGGGCGTATACGGATTTAAGGACGGCTACAAGACATTTGCCGTGGACAACGGGGGTAACGTGCAGCTTGGATATGGCGACGAGGTTGTAAAATACAACGCATCGACTGGTAAAATTGAATTTGGCTCGGGGGTGAGCCTGAATTGGACAAACGCCATCAGCCAGGCCAAAAGTGAAGCCATCAGCGCTGCCGCATCCGATGCCACGGACAAGGTGAATGCTCTCCGCATCGGTATCCGCAACTACATCCGCAACAGTGCTTTCGAGGAGGCGCTCTCGGGTGTTTCTACGGACGGCACAACGGTATCCATCGATTCTGTAAATCTTTACAGCGGATACAACACCTTGAAAGTCGTGCAGACAACGGCCTGCACGGATGCGAACGCAAACACCCAACGCACCTATTTCACGGCTATCGGAAGTAAAATCTGCACGCCGGCATCCTTCTCGATGTATGTCAAGGCCAGTGTCGCCGGCACCCTGAAAATCCGTATTGGAGGGACGGGCATACAGTCCAAAGCCGTTACCACTTCCTGGCAGCGCATCACCATCGAGAACATCACGCCGACCTCGGCTGTGGTCCTGTTCGGGTTCTCTGTGGCCGCTATTTTCTGGTGTGCGCTTCCCATGCTGGTGGAGGGTTCCAAAGCCGCGGACTGGAACCGAGCCCCCGAAGATCTGGCCAGCCGCATTGCCGATGCAAAAAAGGCGGGTACGGATGCCCGCAGTGTGGCGGATGCCATCACCAGCCAAGCCAACACGGAGGGCTGGGCCACGAAACTGACCTATATTGACAAAAGCGGCATCTTCACGGGCACGCTTTCGGCCAATACAGTCAAGGCGGTACAGATTAACGCCTCCCAGATTACCGCCGGGACAATTGCTACAGACCGTCTTGATACGGCGGCCCTGAAATCGGTTCTTGTCACGGCTTCCAATATCGAGGCATTGACATTGAACGTCATCCGCGGAAAAATCGGAGGCTGGAATATTGACAGCGATTCCATTTACCGTGGTACTAAAAACAATACCTCGGGAGGTTATGCGGCTGCTTCCGGAAGCATTACTATCGGTTCTGCGGGAATCCGCGGCTACAAGTGGAAGCTGGATGCCACGGGTGCGGGAGCTGTGGCTGGAGGAAATATCGCCTGGGACGCAGCCGGGAATGTCTCGTTCGGAGCCTCCGTAGCCTTGAACTGGACCAATGCTGCCGATACGGCTGCCGCCAAAGGGAGGCTGCATGTACGCGGTACGGGTATGAATCACAGCGCCAACCGTCTGGTTGAGTTAAATGGCAAGGCCATACTCAACGGCACAGGCCGGGGACTGAATCTTCTGGTCATCAACAGGGACACTCTTGCCGTCCTTTCCAACAAGACTTATGACGTGTACGGCAGCGATGCGAACTGCAATACGCTGGCTACCGACCTGAATGCCCTTGCATCGGACAAGATTGTGATTCTGACCTCTTATGACGCCATCCGTATCAACGCCACGCTGAATGCGGCTCTCCAGCGCTGTGGCGGCTCCGACTATACGGTCACAGACCTGTGCGCCCCGTATGCTCTGGTCGGCATTCCGGGCATAGGCAAGAACAATGGTTTGCTGAGTCTGTTCGGGACCGATGCCTCGGACCCTTATGCAGAACTTTCCACCACGATTGTCGGAGGTATTCCTCAAGGTATCTGTATCGCTGGTAAGCGAAGCACCTATATCTCCGGCATCGGCGTATATACCGGCAGTATCAATGCCTCGCAGATTACGGCCGGTACGATTTCCGCTGACCGGATTGCGGCCGGCAGCATCAACTCTTCCAAGCTCGATGCCGCCAGCATTAAGGCCAATATCATCAACGCCTCCTATATCAACGGCCTGAGCTGTACGTTCACGCAAGGCAAAATCGGGGGATGGACGATCGGGACCAGTTTCATCACTGCCTCCCATGTGGCCATAGACAGCGGCAGCAAACGCATTGCCGTCTATGGAGCCAGTTCAAGCCCTACCAGCGGAAAACGCGTGCAATTGTACTATAACAGTGACACGGATTTCGGTCTTTGGGCCACCGATGCCTCCGGCAATTGTATTGTCAGCCTGGGAACTTCAAACAAAATCGGCGGATGGGTGATAGCAACCGGAGCCATCAGCAAAGGCAATGTTTCGTTGGGCAGTGACGGCTCAATCACCAACGGTACAAAGTGGAAGCTCAACAACGACGGTTCGGGACAGATTGCATCAGGCAACATCTCATGGAATGCGGCCGGGACTGTTACGTTTTCCTCGGCAGTGGCCCTGAATTGGAAAAACGATATCGAGGCGGCCAAAAGTACCAATTACGGATACCGTTATTACAAGAAAATCATAATCAATGGAGACGAGGACAAATACTATCCGGTTGTTTTCAAAGGTGGAGATCAGACCGTCAAAAGGGATATCCTGGTGCGCAGAGACTACAGCGAGCAGGCTCCCGACAGTTGGAACACGGCAACCCACAAGGGCGGACTGATCCTGCTCGTCAAGACGAACTTCGGTGGTTGGGGCGGAGCCTCCTATTCCTGGGAGATTTATGAGTTGTCGGAATGTTACTGCCGGATGTTCGCCGGTGCGGTCCATTGCGGGAACTACTGTATGTTTGCCCTGTTCCTGCGAGGCGGAGGGACCACGGGAGCCGTATACCATCTTTATTCCGATCAGCCGATAGAGAGTACCCACATGAGTCCTTCGCCCATTCCTGCAGCTCCGCAGATTGCCTATTCCAGCGATTTAATCTTCCAGAGCGGCAGCACCATGGCCTATGCGCCCGCACCCCGCACTCTTACTGCGGCTGTGGAGGATGAAATCCGCAGAAAACGGTTCATCACCTTGGCCCAGGACAATGACAGCACGCTTACGGCACACCCGCTGACCTATATCGGTTCTACGGGAATTTACACGGGAACGCTAACCGCGGCACAGGTCAATGCTGTCAACATCAGCGCCTCAAGTATCCAGAGCGGTACTCTTTCGGCTGACCGTATTGCCGCCGGGAGCATCAACGCCACCAAACTTGATGCCGCCAGTATTAAGGCAAACATCATCAACACCTCTTATATCAACGGTTTGAGCTGCACCTTCACACAGGGGATAATCGGAGGGTTCACTATCACCGGCGACAGCATGAATGCCGGAAGCATCGGTGTCGCGGGTGTCGTTCCCCTGCAAATTCGTTCTTCATCAACAGGCAGCGGTTACTGGTATACCGGAGCCTATAAGCCACTCGGCATCACGTTTACATGGTATCAGAACAGCAACGCCGGGCACATTGTCATGGGACAGGTTGCTGCATCCGGAAGTACGGTCAAGACCGGATTTATCGGTTTGCAGATGATGTCCTGGGACGGGCTGGAGTATTTCTGCCTCTCAGCCAACTATACCAAGAGCGGTTCCAAGGAGGTGTATAACCGCATTGCGGGCTGGGCTTTTGACCACAATCATATCTGGAAAAACAACATCTCCCTGAGTGCTGACGGATCAATCACCAATGGCACCAAGTGGAAGCTCAACAACGACGGCTCCGGCCAGATCGCTTCCGGGAATGTGTCCTGGAATGCTTCCGGCACGGTGACCTTTGCCGCTTCCGTATCCGCCCAGTGGACTACCGGCATTACCAACGCGAAGGAACTGGCTTCGGCCATGGCTTTCGGGAAGATGCTTTACCGGGATCCGACCTTTTGGGAAGGTAATAACTCCGTGGCAGTTTACAATAATTCCAACAATGGCATGGTCGTCATCACCCGGGTGCAGGACAGTACGGCTCCCAACGACAGCAAGTATGTACTGAAAATTCAGACCAACGGAACGGCCTCGCCCGGCAACGGGGGATTCGGCTTCGGAACAACCTGCAGTTACAGGAAGGTGTTGATTGCCCGTATCATTGCAAAGATTCCCCAGGGGCGCAACCTTTGCTGGGCCTCCAACAGCATCGGGAGCGACGGGTCAAGCCGCTGGCTTACGGATACCGCCGGTACAGGCGACTGGCAGGAATACATCTATAAGGTCGTATGTGGCACATCGGGATTTTCGAGCACCCATTTCTTTTATGTGGATGGGACTCAGGGGACCTCCTCGGCTCCTGTTGTCTGGTATGTGGCATATGCTACGGTCTTTGACCTGACATCATCGGAGAAGTACACGACCACCATCGATGCCAACGGCATCTATACCGGGACGGTTCGAGCCAATCAGGTGCTCGTGGACAGCGCGCTTGTCGTGGGCGGCAGTACCTATAACGGCAGTATTTCGGTTCGGGATGCCAACAACAATGTCAAGGTGACGCTCGACCGCACGGGCATCACGGCTGTGGCGGGCAAGATTGGTGGCTGGGTGCTTGGCACCAGTTCCCTGACGGCATCCGCGCCTTCCTCGGGGCATCGTATTGTCATAGGAGGTTCGGGTTATATCTACCACGACAATCCTTCCACGGGAAAGAACTACTGGGCCCTGAAGACTGACGGGTCAGCCATTTTCGGAACCGGCAAGATCTCCTTTGCCAATGATGGCTCCGGCTTTGTCGCCAACGGCAATTTCAAGTGGGATGCCAACGGCAATATCACGGCGCAGAAAGGCACCTTTAAGGATGTGGAGGTTATCGGCACCATCCGTAATGCCTTTATTTTAAGCGACAGCACTATTTACATCGGTGGCACTGATCCGCAACTGAATCTGAACAAGTATAATAATGTGGTGGCCATACGAGACTCGTGGGATGTGGACATACCGTTGCCTTGGACCTTGGAGCAGAGCGGCCGACGTGTCTGCCTGGTCAATTACAAATGGGGCTCCAACACCACGATCGGAACCATGAGTATTACGGCTCCCAGCGGGAAATATTTTTACGAGGACGGCATTGCCAAATCGACCATCAGCTTTTCACGGGAGGTAATCGAGCTACTCGGCTATGGGGACAATACGACTTTCTTCGGATGGATTGTCGTGAACCGTCTGGACATCATGACCACCAAGAAATACGGTTCGGTGTGCAAGTTTCTTGTGATGGGGACCGTTACCGTATCCTCTACGAGCAGCATCTCGGTCAAGTACCGGACATTCGATGGCTCCACCATATCCGTCTCCCGCCTTGGAAAAGGTCAGTACAGGGTTTACATGCCCAGTAGCTGGGGACTTTCCGGCTATTATACGGTATTCCTGAGCGGCATCTTTTCCACGCTGGAGAATGCCTCAATTTACGCAACTCTGAAAGCGACCTACAGCTACTATTTCGACGTCTATACGCAGGATGATTCTACTCGAAATGACGGCTCATTCAACTTCATGGTCGCAAGTACGGGCGATTGGAAATAACAGGTTCATCAAAACCTGGAAACCGGAAACGGACTATACTTTATAAAAATGCAGGAACTATGGATGAAATGAAAGTTACGAACACCATCATTACCAAAATGGCGGAGGCCACCAGCGAAAGCGGGAAATACAATCTGGAGTACAACATTACGGACGGCGTGCTGGAACGCGTGCAGATTACCGTGTACAAAAACGTCGAGGAAGAGAAACAGCCGGCGGCAATCGGAAGTATCTTCTATGATCGCGGCAGTATGACGGCCAACCTGCCTTATAGCAGCGACATGGCACAATACCTGGCTGATGCTGCGGAATGTATCGGAACTATCCTTCAGGAGGTGGAAGCAAAAGCTGCCCAACTTTCTGATGATTCAACAAACCATCAAGCATAATAATTATGGAACTGACAATCAAGGATCGCCTTTATCTGCCGTCTTTCCTTCCGGCACGTGGCAATTTCAAGGAATTCAATCTCAAGAAGGATATTCTGCGCAAGATAGCCATCAGCGATGACGAGCGCCAGGAAATCAACCTCCGCGAAAACGCGGAGGACAAGCGTATCGAATGGGACGTGGAAAAGGAGCGCCCTTTGCTTGTGGAGTTCTCCAAAGAGGAAATGGACTATCTGAAAAAGGCCTGTGAGCGGATTTCGGACGAGGAGTTGCCGGATGACATGTGGGCTACCGTGGAAACCGTATATAATGAAATTGCAAAGTCCTAAACATAAGGCGAGGGTTAGCGCTACTCTTTTGTAAAGAGTGCCCGGTCGTACTCTTCACGGCCGGGCTTTTTCATTATGGCAAGACAAGACATCATCATGGATGCATACTACGGGGAGGTTGAAACTTCCGAGAACATCGCCGGAAAGACCTTCTATGATTTCCGGCTGCTTCCGGCGGTCGAGAACGCTGATAACGACTCTTTCCGGTATGCGGAGATTGTTGTCCCGCAAGGATTTGTTGCGGCGTACAATGACAGTCGGGGCATTCATGTCAGGATTCCCTATACTCCCGACACACGGCGCCTGATGGTACGTTTTGTCATTGAGAGCGGTTCAGGGGGAACCGAATTCCTTCGAAATGCGGTCACCGGCAAATGCTGGTATCCTGTAGTCGTCGAACATAACGGGGCAAACTCGGATATCAGCCTGTCGGCCTATTGCGCACTCAACGGGAGCGGTATCTTCAACCTCCTCCTTCGGGACGGTTACCTGGCTCTCTACAGCGGCGAAGAAACGGATTTCGAAATCGGCCGGGCAAAAGCACAAAACGAGGCGTTCTTGCTGAAAGCCGCGGCAGGCAATCTTTACCAGCACCCGACCACAGGTGTCGGACTTATCGATTTCCTGCATTCCAATCTTGAAAACAACGGCCTTGCCGCCAAGTTGCAGTCCGAATTCCAGAACGACCGGATGATTATCCGCAATGCCTACATGGATTCGGCAACGGGAGAACTGCTCCTGGAAACGGAAGAAAAGGAGGACAGCAATGGGTAGGTATAGCGTTATTGCCGGACAAAACATTTTTGATGTGGCCCTTCACCTGTACGGAAGTATCGAAGGGATTGTGGATCTGATGATGAACAATCCGGATTTGTCGCTTGATACGACGCTGACTGTCGGGCAGGAGCTGGTCTATACCGACGGTTTTGTCATCAATGCCGATGTTGTCGCCTATAATGCCGCACGGGGCATTGTTCCGGCAAACGGAGAGCATCATGTATATCCCAAATATCCCGAGGGGCAACTTTCCGTGGAATTCCACCTTCCGGCAGCCGTCTTGAACGTGTCGTGTACAGCCTCGGGAACGGGCTCCCTGGAAATTGACTGGGGAGACAACAGTGAGATTGAGA